AAAACGATCATCATAGACCTAAACACACTAAAATTACGATACTTAGGATTTACGTGTAACCATAAAGTTCTCATAAACTTTTTGTCACTATACCAAGTTTCGTCAATTGTAGCAGCTAAAGTGCCTACAATAACATTTTCATATTCTACTACTATAACAAAACTATTCTTAATGTAAAATATAATATTTTCAAGAGCTTTCTTATTATTAGTGTTTCCAAAGTTAAAAGGGGCTTCTTCTAACCACGTTTTTAATAGCTCTCTAATTCTAACTGCATCAGAGATACGAGCTAGTCTAATAGTATATTTATCTTTTTCCATCTGGTCTTACGTTGATTCTTAATGTACCAAATCGCCAATTACTACCTAATTCTGTGTTTTCTATTCTAATAGAAGCTTGTCTTCCTCTAATTCTAGAGTTATAAAAAGGAGTAGTATTAGAGACAGTAATGGATTCTCCTAAAGTTTTAGTGCTATTAGGATAATCTCTTACTTTAAGTGTAATAACAGCATTTCCAGTTTGATCTTTAAAATCGGGAATAACTTTATTAATAAAACTAAAGTCTTCTCCATCTGCTATATCGCCATCACCTGATTCTATATAAGCAGCTAAAGTAGAACCATCAGCATCGACACCATCTTCATGACGATAAAGTAAAGAACGACCTGCCGTTAATCCATAAATAGTACTAATTGTATTAGCTGTAGAATTAACTAAATACTCACTAGCTATTGGATTAAATTCAACTCCATTATCTAAATAAGTACTTCTATTCATAGTTCCAAAATACCAAGAGTTTTCTTCTGTATTATAAATAACATAACGATCAATTTGGTCTGAGTTACTAGAACAGTAGTACCATATTATTTCAGAAAAATTATGAGTTTGACCAGCATAGACTTGAGCATATTGAGCTTGATTAATATCATCAAATACATGATTTAAAATAGGACAAGGTATTTCTTGAACCGCTCCTGCGTAGCGAAAGAAAGTACCATCAGACATCCAGTATGCAATATCATCTGTAACATAAACGGCGTTCATACTAACCGCTCCACAATCTGAACCTAGTTGTCTAAATCCAAATATAAAAGGTGGACCAATAAAAGCCATAGAGTGTAAAGTAGTATCAGTCCATACTAAAATAGTTCCTTTAGCATTTTTACCAGCTCTAATTTCAGATCCTCCTGCAATACGTTGTGATCCTGCTGAGTTAGTTACATTAGGTGTCCATGAAGTAATATTTTCTTGATCTGACCAACGAATAAATAATTTATCTTGTGTTGCTGGATTTCCTATTGTAGTTTCTGTTCCCATACAAACTAAATGTCTAGTATCTGTAGAAACTACAGATAAAATAGAATTAGTTGGAGCATTAGCTAAAGTAGTAGCTCTATTATTACTCATACCTCCAGAAACGTCCCAATAATAAGTACTTCCCTCTCTTTGAGTTAATATTAAATCTTCTCCCCAATTATTCAAAGACCATTGTCTCATATCTAAAGTTACTGTTGTGGTAGGACGAGGCGTGTTCCAAGTTCCTTGATTATAAGTTCCAGCATTCCAACCATATCCGAATGTTTGTATATCTGGACCTATATTAATTTGATATTCTATATCAGCGTTAGCTGTAGTAGTTACATCAGCGTTAGCTGTACCTGGAGATAATATAGTATAAGCATCTGTATTTATAACTGATTGTATTTCAAATTCACCTTCTAATTGTGTAATTAAAATACCTCCTACATTTGCTGATACATTAGAAATAGTAATAAAAGAACCATCAACAGCTCCATGATTTACTTCACTTACAGTAACTGTAGAACTACCATTTGTAGTGCTAAACGTGTTAGATACTACATTAGAACTACGAATAGGAGTAATATCAGAATTTGTTCCAGCTTGATAAGCATAAACTTTACGATCAGTTCCTAAACTTTCATATCTAGCACCATCTAAAGAAAACCATGCTGCTAAAGCTCTTCCTACTCCTACATAATAGTTTTGACTAAACTTAGTCCAACCACCTATTTTTTGAGGAAGTCCTTTACGAAATCTAATCTTATCACAATCTACCCAACGACCTTCTGCGCCTGTTTGAGTATTTTCTGTATCTATTCCAGGTAAAAAATTTAATTGCGTTAATGGCATAATTCTCCTTATATACCTATTAAAGCAAAAATTATACTATAAAAAAGTGCGAGAGGAAAGGTGGTAAGGTGGATAAATTTCCTCTCGCTTGTTAAAATTATATCACTTTTTAAACCAAGATAGAAGACCTAAATGAGGTCTTTTATGATTTAATATTATTAAAATACTCAATACACTCAGCTATAGTTTTTATTGTTACCATACCCAAGAAATAAAAGAATATCTTACACCTTTTTTTACAGGTTCTACTTTATGCGGATATAAAAATATAGATGGAAATATTAATAAATCTCCTTTATTTAATTTAATTTCTTCATTCTCAAACATTATAAACTCTCCTCCTTCATAATCATCATTTAATATTCCTAATACGCTTAATATTGGAATACCTCTTTCTTTACCATCAAATAAAGTATGTATATGATCGCAATGCTGTGCCATTTTTGTATTTTCTGAATATTTATTAAATCTAATTTCGCTGTATGCTTTCCAACTATCAAACCAAGAAAATTTTAAATCAACTATATAATTATAAATACCATTCCAAATTTCTTTCATAATTATTTCTTTTGTTGATATATTTTTAGAAAACAAAATTGATAATTCTTGATCTCCAGATTTTTTACCATAAGTATTTGTAGTGGGATTATAAAATTCATGTTGATACCAAAGATTATTATCTATTTCATTTAACTCTAATATTGTTTTTTCACACATATCATTTTTTAAAAATGATTTATAATGTTTAATATAATCTGTTAAATTTTTATTCATAATATAAGCTCAGTTAAGTTTTTATTATTACCTATTGTGCCTTTAATGAAGACATTGAAAGCTAAACTTATTCTAGTATTGGTTCCTTCTTTATTTTCTACCATGTGAGTTAAAGAAGATGGAAACATAATAATATCTCCTGTCTTAACAGGAAACCACCATGTTTCAGAGTTCCATAAATTCCAATCTTTTATTTCTGGTTTAATAGTTTGATAACCATCTTTAAAGAATTTAATCTTATCAAGTTCTTCGTGGCAGTTAATATAAAATACTCCTGATACTAAAGAATTGGGGTGTGCGTGTTTATGATGATATTGATTTGTTTCTGTATAATTTAACCAAGACTGCGTAATGTAAGGAGTCACTGCATCGGTTGTTGATAATACTTTGTTAAAATAATCTTGTACTCTTTTATCTAGTTCTTTTTTTATATTGGTAAATGGTTTTTCATTAAGAATATAATTATTATTAGATGTTATGTTGCCATCATTTTTATAGAAATCTTTTTTAGATTTATCTACAAACTTTAATTCTAATGGTGTTAATGCTCTATCTAATTTTGACATATAGATAGGTGTTGGAAATATACTATTAACAGTTGATTCTGTCATTCTCACTTATATATAAAATAAATTATATAGTTTGTAAAGTCCAGCTTTGATTTTCTTCGTTCCAAGAGTATCTTTGTCCATCTGTAGGATAAGCAACTGGAGCTTCCCATCTACAAGTATCTTCATTTAATACCCAAGAATTAAAAGGTTTAGGTGCTATGAAAGCATCTCTTGCTTGGTCGTAAGTATATCCTACTCCTGCATAATTTTTTCTTATGTTGTTATTGTATGAAGTTTGTTTCCAAACATCTCTTGTGTTATAAAGTTTATTAATAAAATCTACACCTAATTGTTCTTGTTCAACTCCATTAGCATCTGTAATTACAGCATTGTTAATAGAGATTACTTGTTCAACTATATTTCCTGTTCCTAGTTTTGCAAAATAAGCCATATTTATCCTGTGTAACTTCCTGAATCGTTAAAGGTTAAAATAGTATCTGTACCATCTGTTCCAACTGTTGGTGAACCTGTTGTAGTACCTGAATATGAAGCTGTCGGCATACGAAGTATTACAACTCCTTTTCCACCTGCTCCAGATCCACCACCACCTCCACCACCAGTATTAACTGTACCTGCTGCTCCACCTGTACCTCCAGTAGTACCACCATTACCTCCACCTGAAGTACCTGTACCTCCAACGGCATGTGGAACATCACCTGTACCTGCTCCTCCTCCTGCTCTGCCAACAGAAGAACCAGTAATTGAAGAAGATAAACCAGTACCACCATTACCTCCAACAGTAGTGCTAGATGCAAAACCAATAGCACCA